GTAAAATTTGTTTTTTATGATTTGATAATATACAATATATGACTATCGCCCTATATACAAAGAGTTAGAAGGTGAATTACGAAGATTGATCCGATATCTTGTTCAATAGACAGTAACTTTCTCTGTCCGCGCGGTTTTGATTTGATGAAAATTTTAATTTTATGTTTTTCGTTTTTGGTCCTATTATACAAAGTGTCCCATGTTAGAAGAGGAGAACATGCAAAATGGCTCTAGCCAAAGCTACTCACAAGCCCACGATTGATGTCGTCGCAAATCCTAGAAAAGAAAAACAGATCACGCCCAAACAAGAAGAATTTGCACGATTGTATGTCTGTGAAGATATCTCACAAACAGAGGCCGCTGTCCGCGCTGGATTTAGTGTGAAATCAGCCCACGCCATTGCATCACAATTACTCAATGGTGTGCGGTATCCCCATGTGGTTGCAAGAATCCGTGAGCTGAAGCAAGAACTATCTAAAAAGTATGAGGTCAGTTTTGAAGGCCATGTAAAAAAACTTGCTGAAATCCGTGATGCCGCCATGACGGGAGGAAACTTCGCCGCCGCTGTCGCCGCTGAAAAATCACGAGGCCAAGCCGCTGGGATCTACATTGATCGTAAAGAAATCTTGCACGGCAAAATTGACCAGATGAGTCGTGATGAAGTAATGCGTGAAATAAAACGAATCCAAGAAGAGTTCCCAGCTCTGGCAGTCGTAGCTGAGGGCAATATGGTTCTGGAGCATGAAGATAATAAGGGAGACTAAAAGACTTATCGTTTAATGTCCACACTGTTACTTTAATATTGTAAACAGCTCGCAGAAAGGAGCCTCGTATGAAAAGACCAAAGCCCGATATGTTTGAGTTCAACGGTGGTAGATCGCTCACCATCTTGAACTACTCTCCTGTCAATGAAGCCTACTTGGTGTACCGACAAGATGGTACGAATCAAGGCAACGTAAAAGTGCATAACTCTTACGATGATGCCAAGGCTGATTATGATAACCGTGTAGACTTTATTAAAATTATGGAGGCGCAGAATGTCGCAGTTATATGAGTGGACAAAAAAGCTAGGTCAGCAACACTGGTCTATTCCTGGATCTTACACTGGTACTCTTTGTGGGATGCCGATGCTCGGTAACAATTATGCAAAGCATATAGATGAGGAAGATAAAACACCTTGTCCTCAATGCCAGCAACAAGTTCAAATGTTTAGGCTGGATGAATCATGAGTGAAATGTCTTACATTGTGCAAGACACCCAGACAGGCAAAAAGTTTGTCTGGGATTTGCCTCGCATCTTAAAAGAAATCAACCGTGATAGATCAGCAGAGTGGTCACCGTATGATGCAACCGATTGGACAGAGGGTTGGCGTGAGTTTGTGTCGGGGTTGACTATTGTTGGCTTTGTCAGTAAAAGGAATTAGTGCATGGCGACTAAACCTGAGTCCACGTTGTGGAAGAATCTTCGTGAGGGAACTAAGGAGCTAGGTGTGTTTTGGACACGCCTAGAGTCTTGGTCTAGTCCTGGAGTACCCGACTTGCACGGCATACTTGATGGTCATGCTTTTTGGCTTGAATTGAAAGTTCACAGGTTAAACTCACTAAAGAAGATTACGCTTCGTCCCCACCAAATTGCGTGGCAGATAAGATATAGCGGATATTCTGGAAACGTCTGGAACTTGGTTAGCCATCCTTCTGCCCGAACTATAAATATATTTCATGGTTCGAGAGCGATGGAGATTGCTGGACAGACAGAGAATAAAGGACCAGTGATACCTGATTGGAGTTCGGGAGTTCCTTACGATTGGACGGGAGCTATCAATCATATTCTATCATCATCTTCTCCCATCATAAAGGAGAGAGATCTCTAGAATCCTCTATCCAAATACCTTAAACCAAAAACCCTCGTCATCAATCTTCGTCTATCATGATCCGTTGACGATAAACGAGGATTCGCGAGGTATGATTTCTTGAGGATGAAAGATAATGATTATGACATTTAATGATAATTAAAGACTTGTCAATAAAACTCGGGCATGGTACTCTTACATCATAAGCAATGCAGCTTATAGAGAGATCGTAGAAAGGATCTATCATGACTACTAAAACTGTAAAATCTTCTCCTAAGGCGAAAGCCGTTGTCAAATCTGCTGAGCTCGTTGTCACTGACAAGGAAATCACATACGCCGAGATCTGGTCGTTTATCCAAGAGCATGCTGGCGGCAATGAGGCGAACGTGAAAATCGTGCCTCTTGACAATGTAGATGCCGAGAGCGCGGTTCCTGTCCCATTTGGTTATGGCGGTCGTCCAGGAGGTGTTCGCCAAAAGATCCAAGACTGGATGCTTAAAGGTGTTGACGGTGATACATCGTTAAAGGCTTCTCTCAATAAGGCCGCGCCATTAGGACACTCGCGCAAAAAGCCTGTCTGCTTACATGCCTTGATGCACGGTGGATATTCCCCATCTAGCAAATACTGGATGACACCATACGTCAAGCTCGTCGTCCAAGGCTAACTCACCAACGGGATGTCGCGAGGCATCCCGTTTCCTTCCCATCCCATCCCTGACGAAGAGGGATGATGATTCCCATCCTTGAGGAAGACTCATATAGGTATATGACTATACCTATAAATCACTCATCATCTATCATTATCAGTTTCTCATCATCTATCATCCTCGGTCTCGGTTGAAGATAATTGAGGATTTTGGTGAGCAGTTTGGATTTAACAAGACTGGTCCAGCTGGAATGGGTAGTGTTAGCTATTAGGTATAGCAACCAAACAAAAGGAGTGACGCTATGATAAGACAACTGTTTGACGCACTTGGCGAAATACTAGCATTGACCGTTCTATTCTATGCTGGTATCATTACTGTAGTTCTAGCTATTACTATATTCGTGTAGCTATGTGGATACTGATATTGGCTATAGTTTTGCTAGGTTTGATAACATTAATGAAAATAAATTAAAAAAAGGGGTTGTTATTGAACTTTAGCTATGGCATAAACTAGGTATACCGCAACCAGCGGTACAACACTTGACCCGTAGAAAGGGGTTATATTATGACTAAGTCTCTTAAAGGTAAGGCCACCACAAAGGCCACAGCTCCAGCAACCACAGTAGTCGCTGAGCTTCAGCATACAGGTACTGAAATCTCTTATGCTGACATCTGGCAGTTCGTGCAAGAACATGCTGGAGGCAATCTGCACAATGTTCAGGTCGTGCCGCTTGCTAATGTGCAAGCCGATACAGACCAGCCAGTACCGTTCGGTTTTAACGGCAAGGTCGGCGGCGTCCGCGCTACTATTCAGGGCTGGTTGCTCAGCGGTGTAAATGGCAATAACAGTCTCGCCGCTATCCTAGCCGCCGCCAAGCCACTCGGTCACAGTAGCAAAAAACCTGTATGTCTACATGCACTGCTCAACGGTGGCTACAGCCCGAGCAGTTCAGTATGGGGTACAGCATACGTCAAGCTCGTAGTTCAGCCTCAGGCTCAATAACGAGCCGCACAACGAGGGGCGGGTGGCCGAGGGTCCCCCGCCCCTATTCTTTTGCCTGACATTGATTCCTTGAGCCCGACCCCCCTTGAGACGACCCCTTTACCCATGTCAGTGGGTAAAACCAAGTTTTGGACAAATCGTGTGGTCCGTAGAAAGTTTTTATGGTATTGACTTTTACTCGACTAAAGGCCGAGACGATGTACCACGGTTACTGTAGAATTGTCATAGGTTCATTGCCCTAGAAAAATTTTCGATATATTTTAAAAATATTCGCATTAATGAGGAACTATTGCCTATGGACGTTCAGTTAGTACCTGATGAGCAGTTAAAAAAGTATGCCCATTTATTAGACCGCGCTAAGGAGATTACCCAAGCGGAGGCGGCGAAGAATGATTTTATGGAATATTGTAAAACGGTTTGGCCTGAGTTTATTAATGGACGCCACCATAAAATAATGGCTGAGAAGTTTAACCGTATAGCTAGTGGTGAGTTAAAGCGGTTAATTGTGAATATGCCGCCCCGCCATACTAAAAGTGAGTTTGGCAGTTATTTATTGCCTAGTTGGTTAATGGGTAAAAACCCTAAATTAAAGATAATGCAGACAACGCATACGGCAGAGTTGGCTTTTAGGTTTGGCCGAAAGGTGCGTAATTTGATGAATAGTGGAGAATATACTAAGGTTTTTGAGGGTGTAGAATTGCGAGCGGATAGCCAAGCGGCGGGTAGATGGGAGACGAGTAAGGGTGGAGAATATTTTGCGGCTGGTGTAGGTGGAGCGGTGACGGGTCGTGGAGCGGATTTGTTGATAATTGATGACCCCCACAGTGAGCAAGATGCACTTAGCCCTACGGCATTAGAGCATGCTTATGAGTGGTATACATCTGGTCCGCGTCAGCGTTTACAGCCTGGAGGTGCGATTGTGATAATTATGACTCGTTGGGCAGAGAATGATTTAACGGGAAAATTATTAAAGCAACAGGGTAGAGATATATTAGCAGATAAGTGGGAGGTTGTTGAATTCCCTGCATTGATGCCTGAGAGTGATGAACCTTTATGGCCTGAGTATTGGAAAAAAGAAGATTTGTTAAGTGTTAAGGGTAGTTTGTCGGTTGGTAAGTGGGAAGCCCAATGGCAACAAAACCCTACTGGCGATGTAGCGGCGATACTTAAACGTGATTGGTGGAATGTGTGGGAAAAGGAAGATATCCCGCCATTAGAGTATGTAATGCAGAGTTATGATACGGCGTATTCTAAAAAAGAGAGTGCGGATTATAGTGCTATAACAACGTGGGGAGTTTTTTACCCCAAAGAAGGTGGACCACCAAACATTATTCTATGTGATGCAAAACGTGGTAGATGGGATTTCCCAGATTTGCGGCGTATGGCGTTGGAGGAGTATAAGTATTGGGATCCCGAATGTGTATTAATTGAGGCAAAAGCCAGCGGTATGCCATTAACGCAAGAGTTGCGGAATATGGGTATTCCCGTTATGAATTATACACCGAGTAGGGGTAATGATAAATTTACAAGAGTGAACTCTATTGCGCCATTGTTTGAAAGTGGTTTAGTATGGGCTCCAGATACACGCTGGGCAGAAGAAGTTATAGAAGAGTGTGCGGCGTTTCCTGCGGGGGAGCATGATGATTATGTGGATACAGTCACTCAAGCATTACGCAGATTTAGAGAAGGCGGTTTTATCCAGCATCCTGAAGATTATGAGGATGAAGAATCAGTTCCTGTACAGAGGATTTATTACTAATGGCAATTAACCCACGGCCTAGCAATATTGATCGCAGTTTATTACAAGCCCCTAATGATACAGTTAGCGAGTTAGAAGAGAACCTCCTTGCTGATGATATTTCTATAGAGATAGAACCTGATGATGAAGGTGGTGCTGAGGTAGTTTTTGGTGAAGATGATGACCTTGGTGAGCCAGAAAATTTTTATGATAATTTAGCAGAATTCGTTAGTGATGAAACATTAGCAGATGTAGCTAGTTATGTAAGCCAATCAGTAGATGATGATAAATCTAGCCGGGATGATTGGATAGATACATATACAAAGGGTTTAGAATTGTTGGGTTTAAAGTATGAATCCCGCACAGAACCGTTTGATGGTGCTACAGGTGTTATCCACCCAATATTAAATGAAGCCGTAACTCAATTTCAGGCTGGTGCGTATAAAGAGATGTTGCCAAGTGGCGGTCCTGTGCGTGGTAATATTGTAGGTATAGCTACCCCTGAAGTAGAAGCCCAAGCTCAGCGCGTCCAAGATTACATGAATTATAAAATCATGTATGAGATGGAAGAGTACGAACCTGAGTATGACCAAATGCTGTACTATTTGGGTTTGAGTGGTAGTGCATTTAAAAAAATTTACCGCGATGATGTATTAGGTAGGCCAGTAAGTAAGTTTGTACCAGCTGAAGATGTTGTTGCACCTTATACGGCAACTGACTTAGCTTCAGCAGAACGAATCACACATATCATCCGTATGTCTAGTAATGAGTTACGCAAACTCCAAGTAAATGGTTTTTACCGTGATTTAGATATTATGGAGGATGGTGAGCGTGGTGAGGATGAAGTAAAGGATGCTTATGATAGATTAGAAGGGCGTTCTGCTACTGGTGATACAGATGAAGCTACTTTGTATGAGTGCCATTGTTATCTAGATATTGAAGAATACCCAGATGTTGGCGAAGATAATGAAGAAACAGGGATAAAACTGCCATATATTGTCACAATTAGTGCTGATAGTGAAGAAGTTTTATCTATCCGCAGAAATTATGATCAAAATGACCCTATGAAGAAGAAAATTCCTCATTTTGTTCAATATAAATTTACTCCTGGACTTGGTTTTTATGGTTTTGGCTTAATTCATCTGCTCGGGAACCTGAGTCGCACGGCTACAGCTAATTTGCGCCAGCTTATTGATTCTGGAACGCTTAGTAATATGCCAGCGGGATTTAAAGCTCGCGGTTTACGGATAGCAGACGAACAAACACCGATTCATCCAGGAGAATTTAGGGATATTGATATTCCTGGAGGTGATATTCGCACAAGTTTGATGGCTTTACCGTATAAAGAGCCTTCTGGAACGCTTTTTCAGCTTATGGGCTTTGTTATTGAATCTGCCCAGCGGTTTATTGGCACTACAGATATAGGAGTAGGTGATGGCAGACAAGAAATGCCTGTTGGTACTACTATTGCGTTGCTGGAACGTGGCGCAAAAATCATTAGCGCGGTGCATAAACGCCTCCATGCCAGTTTAAAACAAGAATTAAAGATGTTAGGGCGGCTTTTTGCTGAAGATCCTGCCCCATATCCTTACGAAGTTGGTGAAGATGCCCAGATAAAATCAGCAGATTTTGATAATAGGGTAGATATTGTCCCTGTAAGTGATCCAAACATCTTTAGTATGTCCCAAAGAGTAGTTTTAGCTCAAGAACAGTTAAAATTGGCTACTGCCGCACCCGAAATGCACAATATGCACGAGGCTTATCGGCGGGTTTATGCGGCTTTAGGTGTAGATAACATCGAACAAATTTTAAAACCTGAGCCACAACCCCAGCAAATGGATCCTGCAACAGAAAACCAGTTTGCTAGTCAGGCGGCAGGGGGGCAGGGTAAATTGCAATCTTTCCCCGAGCAAGACCATGATGCCCATATTGCTGTGCATATGGCTTATATGAATAGTAGAGTGGCGCAAATGCAACCACCTATTTTGCTGACCTTAGAAAAACATATTTATGAGCATATTGGTATGAAAGCTCAGGTTATGTTCCAGCAACAAATGCAAGCTGACCCGAATATGCAACAACAACCACCAGAAGCTCAAGCGGCGGTAGTAGCCCAGATGCAAGCACAGCTTATGGCTGAGTTCCAGCAAAAAATGCCACCACAACCCCAAGGTGATCCACTGGTAGAAATTAAAAAGCAAGAGTTAGCATTGCGTGAACAAGAAATGCAGATGGATAACCAGACTGACCAGCAGAAAATGCAGTTAGATGCACAATTCCGTCAAGAAAATGTAGATATTGCCCGTGAGCGCATAGGTTCTACAGAAGATATAGCCCAGATGAGAGCACAAATTGCCCGTGAGCGGCAACAACAAAACCAAAACAGAGGTCAGTAATGGGCAGAGAAGACGGTCCAGGAAGTGAAAGTGAAGGTAATGCTGGTTACGGCGGTGGCGGTTCTTCTTCCGGGAATAGTGGTGGCAATGATGGCATGGGCGGTAATGAACAGGATTTCGGTGCTGGGAATTACGGCGGTGGACGCCAAGATGGTCCTGGAAGTGTAACTGAAGGTAATCAATTTGGTGGAGGCCAAGGCACTGCTTCAGAAGCAGGGTTAATGGATGCTATTAACTCGGCGATTGCTCAGGGTATGAATCCTTATTCTAGCACTGCTCAAAATGTTATTGCGGCAGGGTTGATAAGTGGAAAGTTTGGGAGCCCTTCTAATTTTGGTATAGGCAATATTGATATGGGAGCCCCTGAAGTTGCTGGGTTTGTAGATAAATACAGTGGGCAAAATATTGGAGAAAAAGCATTAGGGGCGTTTGGTTACGATACGAATAAAAGTATTGGGCAAAATATTTATGATACGATTACTCCAGGAAAACAAACCCCGTTAGGAATTTTATCTGCTTTACCTTCTGTGGTTACAAATAATCCTGTGACGCAACTTGGGGTGACATTGGGGAATAAGGCTATGGGCATAATGGGTATTGGTGTTGAACCTAAATCAAATATGTCTTCAATTCAAGATCGCATTAATGATATGAACAGTAAGTTATATTAGGAGAGAGTAATGGCTAAAGATGAAGTAGAAGTAATTGAAGTGGATCCTGACCAAGAACTTCGTAATATCTTTTTTGAAGAAGGTTTTGACGATACAATGTCATTTGAAGAATTTAAACAGCAAGGCCGTGGTGCTCGCCGTAACCGTAAAAAAGGTTCACCTAAATCTGGTGAAGTTAAAGGATTCCCTGATCTAACAGGTGATGGGAAAGTAACCCGCAAAGATATTTTAAAAGGCCGAGGGGTTAAAGGTTTTTCTGGTGGAGGAGAAGCACTTATGGATGCTACTAGCAACCGTGCAACAAATGGGGATATTTCCCGTGGCGGTGGTGCGGCATTGCGGGGTATTAAATTTAAAGGTGTGCGTTAGTGGCTCAAAAAAAGCTCCAAAAAGATAGTGCCTATCAGCATCTTGATACAAATAATGATGATACGCTTTGCGATGATGAAATTTCCATGGCTTTGGAATTTAAACGCAGAGAGTTAGAAGATGCTGATGCACGGCGCGACAGTATGCGATATATGACATGGTTTGCTTTATTTGGCACTCTAAACTACCCAGCCGCTATATTAATCACTTCAATGCTTGGTTATGAAAATGCGGCAAAAATGATTACAGATATTGCGCCTACTTATTTTGTCGCAAACAGCGCACTCGTTGCGGCTTATTTTGGAGCAAATGCTTACGCAGATAAAAAGTCTAAAGAATGATTCATGCGTTTTTATTGGTAGTTATATTAGGCGGCAAAGTACAGAGTCAAGATATGTATTTTAGATCAGTAGTTGATTGTAATTATTTTGCTTCCCAAATAACTAAAAGATACGGTAATTATGGGAGTTTAAGTGGTGTCCCCGCTAAACACAGAGCAACCGCTTATTGTAAACCTGTTAAGGTAGCTACAAACAAGGAGCTATACTGATGGCAAATAAATTAAATGAGGGTAGCGAATTTACCATCCCGCTTAAAAATTTAATAGCCTTAATTGCTTTTACAGGTGTATCTGTTTGGGGCTATTTTGGGATTACTGAACGGCTGGCTTTTTTAGAGCATGAACAAAAAATGCACTGGGAAGAAATTCAAGAGAATGACGACTGGATAGATGAATGGAAACCGCCTGAGTCAGTAAAAGCTAACATTCAACGTGTGCGAGAACTTGAATTACGCATTGCTAAAATTGAAACAATGATGGGGATGCAAAAATGATACAAGCACTCATAGGTCCAATAGCAAACCTAGCTGGTAGCTGGATGGAATCTAAAGTTGAGCAAACTAAAGCTAAAGGTGCAGTAGCGAAAGCTAGGGCTGAAGCGGAAGCACAGGTTATGGTTACAGCCGCGACGCATGAAGCTGGCTGGGAAAAGATAATGGCACAGGCCAGTGATAATAGTTGGAAAGATGAAGCATGGACAATTTTGTTTATTATCATTATTGCAATGTGTTTTATCCCATTTACGCAACCTTATGTTCAAGAAGGTTTTGCGGCATTGTCTAATACACCTGAATGGTTTCAATGGGCTATGTATGCAAGTATTGGCGCATCATTCGGTATCCGTGGATTAAAAGGATTTAAAAAATGAGTTTATACGCAAACATTCATAAAAGAAGAAAAAGCGGCAAACCTATGAGAAAAGCTGGACAAAAAGGCGCACCGAGTGCCGCAGATTTTAAAGCGGCGGCCAGAACTGCTAAAAAACGTGGCGGTAGCGCAAAGAAAGGCAAAAAATGAATAAAGATAAATTACGCGAAGAAATCGCAGAAGATGAGGGTTGTAAGTACGAAGTGTATTTAGACCACCTCGGTCTTCCGACTTGCGGTATAGGGCATCTTATCAAAGAAAATGACGAAGAGCATGGCAAGGCTGTTGGTACGGTTGTAGAACAAGAACGAGTAAAACAACTGTTTTCGCTAGATATGGCTGTCACTGTTGATGAGTGCAAAGTATTGTACCCAGATTTTGATGATTTACCTGAAGAATGTCAGCATATTATTGCAAATATGATGTTCAATATGGGCAGACCAAGACTCAGTAAATTTAAAGGAATGAAGGCTGGGGTGGATGCTCGTGATTGGAATAAAGCCGCAGATGAAATGGTCGATTCACGCTGGTATAAACAAGTTACTAATAGGGCTAGACGGTTGGTAGATCGTATGAGGGCGTTGTCTGATGTCGAATGACCTTTACATCTATGAAAATATGCTTAAGATGATACGCGAACGGTCAAATTCAGTGCGTGAGACTATTTGTCATGGTCCTGTGCCTGATTATACCGCCTTCAAGGAACTCCGAGCTAAACTCGGGGAGCTTGCTCAAACTGAACAGGATCTTAAAGACCTGCTAAACAAGGTGTCAAAAATAGATGAGTAAAACACTTATAGTACCTGACTACATTGCAAAAAAGAGGGCAGAAGATAAAGCCCAGAACCCTAAAAAAGAAGGTGAACTAGAAAAAGCCTACGTTAAAAGCGAAAACCTTGTTCTAGACCCTGCAAAACTTTCTGAAAAAGCTATTGATAGATTGCCTCAGCCTACAGGGTGGAGGATTTTGTTGTTGCCTTTTCAGGGTAAAAAACAAACAAAAGGAGGTATTCTCCTTGCTGAAGAAACAGTCCAGCGCGAAGCTGTGGGAACTGTTTGTGGGTACGTTTTGCGAGTAGGTCCTTTAGCTTACCAAGATAATAATAAGTTTGGAAATGATGCAGAGCCTTGGTGTAAACAAGGTGATTGGGTTATTTTTGGACGATACGCGGGTAGCCGTTTTAAAATTGAGGGTGGAGAAGTTCGCCTCCTTAATGATGACGAAGTATTAGCTCGTATTGCTAGCCCAGAAGACATCCTACACATTTAACCCATGGAGTAATTCATGCCTAAAGAAGCACAAAAAGAACTGTTTGAAGAAACAGAAGAGCTAGAAGTAGAGGTAGAAAACGAAACCGAAACTGAAACGGATAGCCAAGAACCCGCTGTAGAAGAGCCTACTACTCAAGAATCTTCTAGCGATGAGCTTGACAGTTATAGCGATGGTGTTCAAAAACGTATTAGTAAGCTGACGGCTAAAATGCGAGAAGCTGAAAGACGTGAAAAAGCCGCTTTGGAATATGCACAGTCTGTTCAAAAACAGTTGGAAGAGTCTTCTCAACGCACTAAAGGGTTAGATGAATCTTTTGTAAATGAATTTGAAACAAGGGTTACTTATCAAGAAGAGTCTCTACAAAATAAATTGCGAGATGCTATTGACAGAGGTGATGTAGATGGTCAAGTTGATGCTCAGAAAAACTTAGCTAAATTAGCCCATGAAACAGAACGGTTAGCATATGTTAAAAGACAACGTGAGCAAGCCGCTGTAGCTCCACAGCCACAAGCAGTACAGCAACCTCAAGCCCCACAACCTACACCAGACCCTAAAGCCCAGCAATGGGCAGATAAAAATGAGTGGTTTGGCACAGATGAACCTATGACGTTGACTGCGTTCAGTATTCATAAAAAATTGGTAGAAGAAGAAGGGTTTGACCCCCAAAGTGATGAGTACTACCAAGAGCTTGATGACCGCATTCAAAAAGATTTCCCGCATAAATTTGGCGGTAAAACAGCGCGAAGTTCTGGTCCAGCAGTAGCAGGGGCTAACAGAGGAGCTCAGCGTTCTAATAAAAAATCTGTAAAGTTAAGCGAATCTCAAGTTGCAATAGCTCGCAAACTTGGTATAACTAATGAACAGTATGCGAAGCAACTCCTTCGTATGCAGAATTCGTGAGGAAGGTATTATGACCGATAGAAGCCCACGCACTTCCCAAACAAGGGAAACAACAAGCCGCGCTAAACCGTGGCGACCTCCGTCTCAGTTAGACGCCCCAAATCCTCCAGAAGGATTTGTTCATCGTTGGATCCGTGAATCAGTCATGGGCTACGATGATAAGAAAAACCTATCTGCTCGCCTACGCGAAGGCTTTGAATTAGTTCGCGCTGATGAGTACCCAGATTTTGAAGCACCTACAGTTCAGGATGGTAAACATGCTGGCGTGATTGGTGTAGGCGGTCTGGTGCTTGCAAGGTTCCCACTAGAAACAAAACAACAGCGCACGGACTATTATAGTCAGCAAACAGCTGACCAAATGAACGCTGTAGATAATGATCTTATGAGGGAACAACATCCATCAATGCCTATTAGTAAACCTGATAGGCAATCTCGTGTAACCTTCGGTTCCAACAGTGGTTCCGAGTAATTTTTTAGGAGACTAAAATCATGGCAAACATTGATTCGCCTTTTGGTTTGCGTCCTCATAACAAATTAGGGTCAGCACCGAACAGCAATGGGATGACACCTTACAAAGTACAAATCAACGGTGTAGCAGGATCTTCATCAGCCATCTATCAAGGTGATATGGTGATTCCTCTTACTAACGGTCTTGTAGACGTAAGTGCGGCAGACGGTGGTTCAGTGGCGATTCTAGGAGTTATGGCAGGGTGCGAATATATCGCTCTTGACGGTACGCCTACTTTCTCTAACCATTATCCGGGAACTTCAACTTTGAAGTCTGGTACAGAAGCAACTGTATTTGTATACGATGATCCTACTCAAGTATACGAAGTACAATGTGATGCTACTTTGACTAACCTAGCTACGGCAACAGCTTTGATTCATTCAAATGCTGAAGGCGCAGGGTTTGGTTCAGAAACGGCTAATGGAATTTCAAGTGGAGAGCTTTCTGTAGCTTCTGCTGGTGCAACTACAGCTACGGATAATTTCCGTATCATCGGCTTTAAAGATGTCGCTGATATTGATTATGCCGCCGCTGGTGTTGTTGCTCTAGTTAAGCTGAATCTCCCATTCCACCTCGCAACAACTGGTCTATAAGGAGTAATTAGATATGGCTATTGCAAGATCCCAACTCCTTAAAGAACTCGAGCCAGGACTTAATGCCCTGTTCGGATTGGAGTATGATCGGTATGACAATGAGCATGCCGAAATCTACGAAACTGAATCTTCAGACCGTGCGTTTGAAGAAGAGGTTATGTTGTCAGGATTCGGAGCCGCACCTGTAAAGGGTGAGGGTCAGGCAGTTTCATTTGATACTGCAAACGAATCATTTACCGCTCGTTATACACACGAAACAATCGCTCTGGCGTTTGCGATTACTGAAGAGGCTGTAGAGGATAACCTTTATGACCGCTTGAGTTCTCGTTACACTCGTGCGTTGGCTCGTTCTATGGCGAATACCAAGCAAGTTAAAGCGGCGGCTGTTCTAAACAATGCGTTTAACAGTGCTGTAACTCTTGGTGATGGTAAAGAGCTTTGTGCAACTGACCACCCGACTAATGGCGGTGGTAATTTGCGTAACGAGCTCAGCACACCAGCAGACCTTAACGAAACATCTTTGGAGCAGTCGCTAATTGATATTGCGGCCTTTATCGATGAGCGTGGTTTGAAAATTGCTCTACAGGGTCGTAAGTTGATTATCCCACCAGCACTCCAGTTTGTAGCTGAGCGTTTGATGGCTTCTAATCTTCGTCCTGGAACAGCAGATAACGACGTTAATGCAATGCGTAATATGGGTATGCTACCTGACGGTTATGTGGTCAACCACTTCCTAACCGATACAGATGCGTTCTTCATTAAAACAGATGCACCTAACGGCTTTAAGCACTTTGAACGTGCGGCTATCAAGACTTCCATGGAAGGCGATTTTGATACAGGTAACGTCCGCTATAAAGCTCGTGAGCGTTATAGCTTTGGTGTTTCAGATCCGCGTTGTGTATTCGGTTCTCCTGGAGCCTAATACATCAGATAATGAAAAGGGCGGCTTGCGAGCCGCCCTTTTTTCGTTTATAGTTTCTGCAAGTCCTGACAACCACATTGGGTGGTTGACATTAGCCAAGACAGGAGACTTAAATGGCTACTACTACTTTTAACGGAGCAGTCCGCTCCGAAAACGGTTTTAAAGTTATCAACAAAGACGGCACTACAGGTGCGATAACTGAAACTTCTTCTATTGCTTCTACTGGTGTTTTCACCAATAAGTACATCAAGCACGTTGGTTACGCTTCTGGTGTGACAGTAAACACTACAGCAGGTGATAGCCCGACTATTGCTACATTTGTACAGCCAGCAAACACAATCCTCACTGACATTAAAATCTTTTGTGATGTTTCTCCAGTTATTGGAACAGGCGATATTGGTTACGAAGTTGGTACATCTAGCTCTGGCGCACAGATTGTTGCGGCAATTACTGATGAAATCCTTGATGGTGGAACAACTGTTGTTATCGGCAACGTGACAACCACCACATTAGTTGCGACAACACAGAATGCGGCTACCGCTCCAGTTTCTCCTCAGTATACTTCTGCCGCAAGAAATATTTTCTGCAACATTACAAACACTGTGGACGCAACAACAGCAGGATCGTTCACCTTTATCATTGAGTATGTTCAGATTGCTTAGTGTACAATAGAGAGGGGTTAGCCCCTCTCTTTTAAAAAGGAGAAAAATATGGCTGGCTCAGATGTAAAAGCTATTACACGAACTGCAACAGGTGCATTTTTTGCTGGTCCCGCTAGGATCAGAGGTGTGTATATAAAAACGAATTCTTCAGGCTCTCCAGCTTTTGTTATTAAAGATGGTGCTTCGGGGGCAACTGTTTTAGATATTACTTCAACAACAGGCCAAACAGATTCAATTTATGTTCCTGATGAAGGTATTAGGTGTTCTAGTAGTCCAACACTTACTACCCTAACAGCGGTTGATTCTATTACGGTATTCTTGTCGTAATGCCTAGCGCGAAGGATGTAAAAAGAACCCCTTCTGGTAAATTAACTTACCGAGGAGAAACTTTTCCTGGATTTAATAAACCAAAGCGCACCCCTAAAGGTCCTAAAAAGTCAGCAGTGTTGGCTAAAAAGGGCGACCAAGTAAAATTGGTGAGATTTGGGGATCCTAATATGAGTATTAAAAAAGATATTCCTGCGAGGCGCAAATCTTTCAGGGCTCGTCATAATTGTGCTAGTGCTAAAGATAAATTTAGTGCGCGGTACTGGTCTTGTAAGGCGTGGTAAAATGAAAGCAGATGATGTTCTAAAGTTATTAGAAAAACATGAGTCAGATTGCAGTGAGCGTTACGCCCAAATACAAAAACAACTTGATAAATTAGACATGAGGTTGTGGGGTATTGCTATTTTAATTATTGCGGCGGCGGCAGTTCCTAGGTTGTTTTAATGACTATAGCGAGAGGTAATATGGCACAGCAGATTAAAAAATCTCCCGCTAGCCGTAAAAAGAACCCTAAAAGAAAAATCCCAGCTAAATATCTTGCTGGGTTAAGCCCTGAAGAAAAGAAAAAACGACGCAAAGAGATAGAAAAGAACAGAAAGAAAAAAGATAACGACCCTAGTGCTTACAAATTTTCTACTGATTTTTCTAAAAGTGGTAAACGCAGAAAAACGAAAGAATCAAAATACACTAAGGCTTTTAGAAAACGATTTGGTTCTACAAAGAAAGCGTAATCATATGTCTTTAAACGAAAGCACAAAAAAATCTTTAGCGAAAAAAGCAGAAGCCGCCCGTAAAAAAGGTAAAAAAGTAACGGCTGGTCAGCTAGCTCAAGTGTATCGTAAAGGTCTTGCCGCGTATAAAACTGGTCACCGTCCAGGAACTTCTCCTAACCAATGGGCGATGGCAAGAGTAAACAGTGTGCTTACAGGAGGGAAGGCCGCAAAAGTAGATGCACATATTTTTGGTAAAGGTAAAAAACCGAAAGCAAAAAAATGAGTTATCTTACAAGTAACGTCCCCTACTTTAAATGTTGGGTGCGCCGAGAATATACATGCAACCATGAAAGACATCATGGTGAATTTTTACATGCAATGGTTATCGCGGTAACTACCATGCCAAATAGATGTTTGAGTTTCCAAGTTATTTTCACAGGATGTGAAGCAGATATGGAAAATGAACCAAATGTGCATGGCGGTGCGATGTGGGCAAGAATGCCTATAACTGCGTTAGTTGGCGATACACCTTTTGATGAATGGGCAGAGCCTATGCCAGTTCATGCGGCACAACCTTGGGATTGTATGTCTCATACTCACTCTGTTTATGTTTTAAATAGGGCTACTCCTTGCCCTTGGCTGGCTAAAATTGATGGTGAGTTTTTCCCCGCTAAATATTATTTTACGGTAGATTATACAGACAGCGAGATAGCAGACGACCCCGCTCAGCACAAACAAAGCCATGTGCTAGAACTTTTAGATGCGGGTGAATGGACAGGTAATATAGTGGCTTTGCCTAATAATCGTGTAAGAGTCACGCACCCAGCTTGGTTTGAAACAGGGGAAGGCGCACCTGATTTTAAGCCTTCTCAACACACACACTATTCAAAATCTGATTTAGACTATACAATGGATGTGAATCAGATATTCGATAATCTTTATGCTGAAGAGGAACAAGAAAATGGCGATGAAGAAAAAGAATTACGCTAAAGGCGGTCGTGCGATGAAGTCCAAAGGCGGTGCTATGGGCGGTAAACGCATGATGAAATCCAAAGGTGGCGCAATGGGCGGCAAACGTAAAATGATGTCTAAAGGTGGCGCGGCTGGCGGCAAAATAGTTAGAGGTCCTAACTCATAGGAGAGTTAAATGGCTGTTTCAGGTTCCAACGATTTTGAGTTAGATGTAGCTGATTATGTTGAAGAGGCTTTTGAGCGTTGTGGCTTAGAGGTTAGGACAGGCTACGACCTTAGAACAGCCACCCGCTCTTTAAACCTTATGTTAGCAGATTGGGCGAACAGGGGTTTAAACCGTTGGACTATGGCACAAACTTCTACCAGTTTAACTTCTGGAACTGCTGATTACACGCTTGGAGCAGATACTATCGATATTTTAAGCGCAGTAATACGCACAGGAACAGGAACTAATCAATCTGATATATCTCTTAGCCGACTAAGTCGTGATGGGTACATTAGTATAACTAATAAAAACACAACAGGTAGACCTACCCAGTTTTATGTAGATAGACAAATTAACCCAATAGTAAAACTGTGGCCTACTCCTGATAGTGCGGATACATACACATTAGTTTACGATAGATTAGTTCGTATGGATGATGCAGATAGTGCTACTAATACGTTGGATGTTCCCTTTAGGTTTTATCCATGTTTAGCCGCAGGATTAGCTTACTATTTAGCTTTGAAAAAAGCTCCTGAGCGGATACAAGTTCTTAAAGCTGTTTATGAAGAAGAGTTTGAGAGAGCGGCGGCAGAAGACCGTGATCGCGCTACTTTAAGTTTAACACCTAGCAGGGATTACTACACCTTTATCACATGAAATATGCAATCGGTAAAAAATCACTTGCGATATGCGATAGGTGCGGTCAGCGTTATCGTTACTTAGAATTACGCAAAGAATGGACAGGTTTGAAAACTTGTCGTGATTGTTTTGAACCGAAACACCCCCAGCTAGACCCAACCCCTCCTCCGTTTGAGCCGCAAGGCTTGCATGAGCCTAGGATAGACGTTAGAGAAGATAACAATCCTTTTGTCGTTTATACAAATGTTGGTTTAGGATTAATTGGAACACAATTAGACAGTTTCGAGTTGACCGCTAGTGTCGGCACAGTTACGGTGGTTATATCATGAGTTTTACTTATACAGAATTAAAAAAAGCTATAAAAGATTACACAGAAAACACAGAAGTTTCTTTTGTGTCTCATCTATCTGATTTTGTAAAAGCAACTGAACAACGCATTTTTACGACGGTGGATTTAGAAGTATTCCGTAAAAATGCCACAGGTGCGCTATCTTCTGGTAATCAATTTTTAGGTATGCCAACAGATTTTTTAGCGGCGTTTAGTGTCAGTATTACAAATAGTTCTACTAAAGAATTTTTGTTGCAAAAAGATGTTAATTATTTGCAAGAAGCGTACCCTGATTCTTCTGTTACAGGTGTTCCTAAATATTATGCAGTTTATGATTACCAAAATTTTATTTTAGCCCCTACCCCAAATGCCGCATTTAGTTCAGAACTCCATTATTATTACAGGCCAACTAGCCTTACCCAAAGTAAGTTTGAGTTAACGGTAAGTAGTGTGAGTGGTACTTTTCAAGCTAACGAAACAATCACAGGTAGCACGAGCGGGGCAACAACCACTATATCTTCTATAACTAGCGCGGCTGTTTTAGATATTATTATACCAAGTACTGATTTTACTGTGGGTGAAACAGTGACTGGTAGTACCAGTGGTGCAACAGGGACAGTAGTTTCTACCAGTGATGATACTACTCTTACTTATTTAAGTGAAAATGCTCCTAATACGATGCTGTATGGCTGTTTAGTAGAAGCATACACCTTTATGAAAGGTGAGAAAGATATGATGGATTTGTATAATGGTCGTTTTATAGAATCATTAGGCAGGGTTAAAGATTTAGCAGAAGCTCGCGAAAATGCTGATGCGTATAGACAAGGATTACCTAGTCGGGCAAGAACATGAAAATAGCTATAGTTGGTCTTGGTGGAAGCTTTTCAGATTATGCTTCTGCTAGAATAGCGTCTCAAGAATTTGACGAAATATGGGGTATAAATTGTATAGGTGGGATCATACACGTTGATAAGACGTTTATGATGGATCCTGTTTCTAGATTTTTAGATACTGAAAATGCGGGAACCCAAACAGGGATAGCTAGGAAATTTTTAAAAGAAAATAAAAAACCTATTATAACTTGCCAGTTAGATAAACGAGTTAAACAGTTAGAGCTGTATCCTTTAAAGGAAGTAGCAACAGAATTAAAATTTTGTTATTTCAACAATACTGTAGCGTATGCAGTTGCTTATGCAATTTGGTCAAAAGTTAAAACGATATGTCTATACGGTATAGACTTCACTTACAAAAATGTAAACATGGCTGAATCAGGCAGGGCATGTGTTGAGTTTTGGTGTGCTATTGCTGTATCAAAAGGTATAAAAATAGAAATAGCTAGTAAATCTGGTTTGCTAGATACTAATGTTCCGGACAATGAAAAATTGTACGGCTATCATAGACTTGATGACCCTTTAGTACAAACAGTGCAAGAAGGTGGTCTTTTGATAGCTAAACAATCTGAATTTGCGCCTCCGGAGCCCATAGAAAGTGACCCTGTTGTTTTTGGGAGGCATGATAATGTTTGAATCAATTTCCACTATAGGTGCAGTTAATATAATCACTTCTGATGAAGGTGGTTTATCTAATGACCAAATCGCTGATATGTTAGCTAATAAGCTACTTTATGTTTCTAGTGATGCTCCAGAACCTATTCGTTTACAAGCTGAAGCATTTAAAGATAGGGTTAGGTATCTAGCACAATATTATATAGAGTTGGCGAAGAAAGAAGAACGTGCTAGTATTTGCGTCAAGGTTCGTGAAGCTGGTCAATTGGAACTAGCTAAAGCTATAGGGAGACTCTAATGGCTATTGCACAAGCACTGTGTACTTCGTTTAAAACAGAGCTTTTAACAGGTACACACAATTTTGCGACAAAT